AGGCTTCCACGGCGGCGCCGCCGGCTCCTGGGCCATCCCGAGAGCACCGGCCAGCATCAGCGGCAGCCAGCGCACGACCACGCCACAAGCCCCCGGGGCAGCTCCGCCTGCCGGGCCAGACACGCCCCGCACAGATACAGGATCAGGGCCAACAGCGCCAGGGCCGCCAGCCGCCAGGCCGCCCGCCCCTGCATCGTCCGGATCCCGGCGGGCGGGGACCGGCGCCGACCTCTCCGCTGAGTCCGGCGCGGCCCCCGGCTATCTCCGGTCCCCCTGGCCCCGCGCCTTTGCCCGCGCCGGCGCAGGGCCGCCTCGCTCAGGGCACGGGCTCGAGGCCGGGGACGCTAATACTCGGGTCGAAGGGCGGGTTCACCAGGTACCAGGGAACGTGAACGGCACTCACGGGACCGGCTCCGATAAGGCGCGATCCAGTACCCATCCACGCCCCAGACGACCGATTACCGTATGCATATTCAGCCCGACGCGGCGACACCATTCCGAAAGCGGCAAGTCGATGCCGCGAAACGTCACGACACGATTGTTCCTCTTGTTAAGACACTGCTCGCGGGGGGTGGCCCACCGGACATTGCCCGGCTCATAATGGCCGTTATTGTTCACGCGTTCCAGGGAATAAGCAGGACCCGGCTTGGGGCCCACGTCCGCCAGAAAAGCTTGGAAGGAGATTCTCCACCGTGCGCAAACCCGAATCCCACGTCCGCCGTAATCGGCGTACTTACTTGCTTTCGGGTTGTGGCATCGCTGTCTCATTGCTACCCAGGTTCTATGTTCGGCGGTCCTGGATCGGCCGTGGGTCGTGAATCGACGGGCGATCTTCGCTGATTTCTGGCATCCGCAACCCTGCGAAAGGCCCCGCTTCAGGTTGGAGGCCCCGACCGCTCTTTCCGTCCCGCAAACGCACCGACACCACCACTGAGATGTTTCCCGCCGCCTACCATCGAATCGCACAACCAGCCAGTCGCCAAAGACCTGCCCTGTCAGATCTTGAAAGTTATGGGTCGTCGGGATAGGGTGCCCATCAGGCATGACTCGTACCTCCGTTACGGGTTGTGTTCAGGGCCGCGGGTGCTCACAACACCCGCCGGCCCGCTCTATTTTACCCCTGCAATGTCTCCTTTCCAGATCAGCTCACCGGTTCGAGCCCACTTATATTGATCGAAGGGTCAAAGGCCGGCTGGATCAAATAGGCCCAATTATCTTGAACGTACATCGCCGCCAGACTGATCTGCCCGGCCTTCTGCTGTGCCGCCGTAGGCCCGCTCACGTACAGGGCCCAGTCGAACACAAAGATGGCACTGGCGTTCGGCCCGTAGTCCATCAGGTACTTCCGCGGCGCCTGGCCGCTGACGGGGGCGCTCAGGTCTGCCCAGGTGGCATTGAACTGGGCCGTCGTGAGAGCCTGCACGTCGCCGCGGATGGCCCACAGGGGACGCGGCTGACGGTCCTTGCCGTCGAAGGCCGCGGCCAGGGCATCTCCCTGATCCTTCTGCGCCTGGGTGGCGGACGGGTCATAGGCCACCGTCCAGGGCGGCCCGGAGACGCTGATGATGGGTATGCCCTTCCGGGTAATCTCAGAAGCCAGGTACGAAGCCGCGGGCATACGCGCCATGACCTATCCTCACATCAGGATGAAGCCGCAGAGACCGCTGACGATCTCGGGAGGAAGGCTTCCGAAGAAGGTCGTGGTCCCGGTAGCACACGCCCGCTCCAGCCATTGGTAGTAATGATAGCCCAGGGGGGCAAGTTTGCTCAACTTGCAAGTAACCGTGAAGCCTAAATTGGCTGTGGTAATGTCCAGGCGAGCTATGGTGGTGGATGTCGGGATCGTGATGTTATCCTCAGCAACAGCGACGCCCGCAAAGCTGCCAGCCACCGAGGATGTATAGAAGCTGAGGCCGTCGAGAAACAGGAGGTTGTCCGCATCCCCAAGCATGACCTCAAGGCGGTTGCCGCTGCTGAGACGGGCCATGTGCCAGGCCGTATCCGTGCTCGTCCATTGTGTTGTAGAATCCGTCACTACGACGGGAAACAGTACTTTATTGTAGGCATTGTAGACGAAGCGAACCCGTGAGACCTGATAGCAAACGTTCGCATCGCCGACCAGGCAGACGCTCCCCAGCCACAGCCGGGAGTGGTCGGCCGATTTGACCTTGACGCCATCCTGAGTAGCCAGGGCATCGGCACGGGTCGTCGCGTTGGTCCAGGCGGCGGACAGGCCCAGCGTCGGATTGCCGGCGCTATCGTAGAGCCAGACGTCATAATAGGCATAGGTGCCCGCGGCGGGAGCGGTCAGCGTAAGACTAATCTCGCTAAAGGTATAAATCTTCCAAGCCCCACCCGTATACAGGCGGACGCGGTTCCCCTTGTGGGGCGTGAAGTAAAGCGTCGAGCCGCTCACGTCGCCCGCGGGGACCGGGACACCGCTGCTGAGCGTCAGGCGGCCTTCGCTGACACCGATGGTCGCCAGGACCCAGGAGGCCGCCGTCCCATCCGTGCCGAGAACTTTCCCGGCCTGGCCCGCCTGGGCGGGGAGGAGACCCGTCAGCGCCGCACTCTGCGTGGTGGATCCCGTTCCGCCATTGGCGATGCTGACGGGCACGGCCAGGCCCATCGTGCCGCTGCCGGTGATCGGGCTCGGGCTGGCCGTTAGTCCCGTACCCGCGGCCACGGACGTTACCGTACCCGCGCCCCCGCCGCCGGCCCCGGCGCGCGTGAAGGCCACCGTAAGCGGGGCATTATTGGTCAGGGCCCCGCCCGTGGAAGTCGCGTCGTAGATCGTGACGGGCAATTGAAACCAGGTCGTGTTATCAATCGCCATGGCCGTCAGCTTGTAGCGCACCCAGTTGGCCGCGTTGTCCCGTTCCTGGATGTAGACGACAGTGCCGGCGGGCAGGCCGCGCAGGACGTTGGCCGCGTCCGTGCCGGGCGCTGTCGTCTTCGAGAGGGCGATGTTGGCGACCGCGGCCGCCGCCGCATTGTCCACGCGCAATTTGCCGCTGCCCGGATCGGCCATCGTCGTCGTCGTGGAGAAATTCCAGGTGCCGCTATCCGTCTGGGCCGAGGGGCCGACAAAGACATTGCCGGCGGGGGTCCCGACATAGAGGCGCTGAGTATCCGTGGTCCAGCCCGGCTCGCCGTCCGCCAAGGCAGGGATCATCGCCGCCGTACCCCGTTTCAGCTTGAGCTGACTCATGGCAGGATTCCCACCTCGATCCAGAACTCCAATTCGCCCGCCGTGGCGGCATTAAGGAAAGCGCCCGTGCTAGTCGCTTCCAGCTCCACCGCCGTTGTGGCCGTGAAAGAGAAGATGGTTGCCAGATAAGGATTGCCGCTGCCCTCATGTCCTTGCGTGACCAAACCGGCGACTCGGCAATCGTGGTTGCTGAAGACACTATTACCCGCGATGTAGAGAGTACAGGTGTAGCCCGTGATGGCGCCGCCGGAGAATACGGTCTTGGTGCGCAGGACAGCCTTCGTGATAATCCCACGGATAGCGAGGGTGTAGGCTGTGATGCGGCGGGTGTTGGCTGCGGCCGTGAAGGAAGCAGGAGTGAAGGTGCCAATCTTGACCCAGCCCGCGTAACTGGTCGGTACCGACGAGGCCGGGGTACTCCACTTGACCCCGACGGCGCTCGCCGCATCGGCAGTGAGTACTTGCCCGTCGGAGCCAACGAGCAGCCGGGCGGCGGTGTCGTTGGCGGTGCCGACGATGAGGTCGCCCTTGGCATCGACGAGGGCATACTGAGCCCCCCAGGCTAGACCGGTAGCTTGCGAGCTATCGGCCCGAAGGATTGCGGTGTCCGTGCCGACGGGAAGTCGGGCGTCGGTTGCGCCGTAGGCCCATAGGTCTCCCTTCGTGGTGAGCGGGTCTGGGGAGAAGGTGTCCCAGGAGGTGCCGTTCCACTGGTAATCCTTTTTGTCGATGGGGTCGTAGCCGTGGGGGTAGGTGCCGGGGTCTGGGGTCCAGGTCGGCTTGCCGGCGTGGTTATAAAGCGGGTCGTCCAGCCGGCCCGGGGGCGGCTTGGTCGGGTCCGTCGTGGAGCCGAAGCCCAGGGCCCCGCCCGAGGCCTTCGTCTCCACGGTGATGGCGGCCGCGCCGCTGCCGTCGCGGTACGTCATCTTGGACGAGGCGCCCGGCTGGGGGCCCGGTTTCTGCTCGTCGGTGACGTTGCCGGACGGGTCCACCTTCTTCGTGTTGCTGCCGCCGCCCGGCCAGGTCATGGTCGTGGACACGCCCGAGTCGTCCACGAACAGCTGATAGACGTAGGTGGGCGCGCCGTGCCAGTAGAAGGCGAGGCCGACATCGGCCGGGTGGACGGTGAGTTGATAGGACGGCGGCCCCCCGGGGTAGTAGACCGTGACGGCCGGGCCACTGGGGGGCTTGATCGCCAGGGGGACGGTGAACGACCCGCCCGAACCGGTCACGGGGTCGCAGAGGTCCGTCCAGTTGGCGCCGCCGTCGATGGCGCAGACTTCGCCGGCCGGGGGCGGCCCGCCGCCGCCGCCGAAGTTGAAGCGCCAGTAAGGCTGGCCCAGGGCCGGGAACAGGCGGATGATGGTGCCCAGGGGCACGTTCTGGCCGTTGTCCTCGACGGCGGGATAATTCGCCGGCGTACCGCCGATAAATCCGGTGTCCGGGTGCGTGGCCGTGGCGCCGTTGGCCTGTTCGGCCACGCGCTCCCAGCTGTACAGGGCTGGGGTCGAGGCGTCCTTGGCCGTTACCCTGGCGAGGATCCAATCCGGACCCGCCGGCGGCAGGAGCAGCTGGCCGCCCGGACCCGGCGCCCCGTCCGGCAGGGCCGATTCGGACAGGCCCCAAAGGCCGTCGGTGTGCGCGTTGAGCAGCGCCGCGGGGATGAGGGTATCGCCGTGCTGCGGCCGGCGGGTTTCCATGGGGCGCCTCAGACCGGGACGTAGGGCAGGGTGAGGTCCTTGGAAGGGTACAGGGGCTGGTTGCCCGGGGGCGGCCGCTTGACCGTGTCATACCCCGGCCCGCCCGGCTTGTTATGCCGGTAGAAAGCATTGCTGCCATAGGGGTCGAAGCGATAGGGAATCGTCACGTCGACCGCCCAGGCGCCGCTCGGCATCCGGTAGAGCTCCTTGGACGGGCAACCCTGGAGCATGGTCCCCACCGCCCGGAAACCCAGGAGACTGCCCACGGTGCCCATGGCCACGCTGTTCGTGAAGCCGATGCAATCGAGGAACCCTGGCCGCGCGGCTGGGTCGAGGGGGTCGGTCCGCTCCCGGTAGGCCTCCAGGGGGATCTCGACCCATTTGACCGTGACCAGGGTGTGGTAGGTGATCACGAAGGCCTTGAGGTTAAAGGGCGTGTCGTCGGACCAGACCAGCCCCATGTTGTCCAGGGTGGTCAGGTAGCCGGACTGGGGCCGCTCCGTCACCTCGACGTAGCGGAGGAAGTTGACGGCCTCCACGTCGGCCAGGGGCTGGCCGGGGAAGGCGCTACGGATCTGGTCGTCCGTAAGAATTTCGTAGCGGCGGGTCGTGTACGTGAGCGTCGTCCGCGCCTCGTCGAAGGCGCCGACATCGCCGGGACTACGTCCCTGCGGGATCTCGCCGACGATCTCGCTGGCCTCGCTGGCATAAACCGGCAGGGTCGGCCAGTCGGGATGGGCCTGCGGCGTGCGGCGGGCGATGAACTTGCGCCCGCTGGCCTCGGTCGTCACGTAGGAATAGCCCAGCAGTTCGGCGACGGCTTGCTGTCGTGTCAGCCAATCGAGCCAGAGGGTGCGGTTGGTGCGGCTCTCGGCGCGCGGGTTGATAGACTCGCGCGGCGAGTCCATCCGCTTCTCCCGGAAAGCGATCCCGCGGGCCCGATCGATCAGCATGGCTGAAATTCTTACGCGTGCGTTTGCTTTCCCTGGCCGGGTGCCCTAGAATGGGAGGGCGCCCGCCCCGGAGCTCAAGGAGTCATCCCGTGAACCGCCTTCTGCCCCTGCTGCTTCTGACCGGTCTGGCCGGCTGTTCGGTCGCGCCGCCGGCCGAGGCCCCGCTGATTCCCCTCTATCACACTTCCTTCGGAGGCCAGGGCCGGTTCACGGTCAATACCCGGACGGGCTCCAGTGAACTCGTCAGCCGGGATGGTCGGCGCCTGGCCTATGACCCGCCGGCGGCTTTCGCCCCGGACCGGCCCGGCCGCTATGCCGGGGCGCTCTGGGACGGTGCTCAGTTTTACTTCGTCGTCTATGACACCCAGAACGGCGCCTCCTTCGTGCGTGGCCTGGGCACCGGCCGCTGGGAGAAACTCCCCTGATCCTCACCAGACGACCGGCTGGCCGATGCGGCGCATCTCGGCGCGCCATTGGTCCAGGTTCAGCATGAGCTGGTCGAACTGGTTCTGCTGCCGCTGGTCGCGCATGGCCTCCTGCTGGATCACATCCGACAGGGTCAGGATGTCGCCTGTCTGCACCCGGAAGCCGGTGTCCGGCCGCTCCGGCGCGGCGGTCCGCAGGCTGACCATGCCCCCGGCTCGCAACAGGCCCGTGGTCGCCTGGACCTGGGCCCGGGCGGTCACGGCGCGGGCGCTGAAGAACTGGGACAATTCCTGGACCCGCTGCGGCGTCAGCGCGGCCGGGTCGATATGGCGCAACTCCTGGGGCATATCTTCCGGCCGGTTGCCGGCCGCCACCCACAGCCGGTCGATCAGTTCGGCCGCGCCGCCGCCGACGACCGGTGCGCCGAAAGCTGCGCGCGCGAACGAGCCCACGGCGCGGGCTCGGCCGAATCCCCCCGCCCGATAGCGTTCCATTTCCTGTTGCAAGATCACGGCCGCCTGCTGGGCTCGGAATTCCGGCTGGAAGGCCTCGGCCTGGGCCTGCTCAGCCCGTGCCCGCGTCTGTTCACGGCGAACGATCATGTCCTGCGCCTGCCGATCGCTCCGGTTCTGGGCCGCGATCAGATCCGAGATGACATCCTGGCGCTGCCGGAAGGCCGTGCGGAAGGCCTCCGCCGTGGTCTGTCCCGTCTGCCGGCCTTCGCGGAGAACCCCGGTCATGGCTTGCATGTTCTCGCGCGCCTCGGCCAGACTGGGGCCTAATTCGCGCAAGGCGCCCCCGACGGCCTGAATGCCGCCCACAATGAGCCCGGCCGCCGCGGCGGCTACCCCGGCGACGGGCACGACGCGGCTAATGGATCCGGCCAGGCTGATCAGGCCCCCGACCCCTCCCTGAGCTGCCTGCTGCACCTGGCCGATACCCGCCGCGACCCGGCCATAAGCCTCCGGTCCCAGGCCTCCGCCCCCGCCGCCGCCGGCCGCCCGCGCCGCCGCCTGCGCCCCGGACGTATCACCGGCCTGGACGTTCAGCCTCACGTTAACGTCCCGTGTCTCCGCCATGGGGGCCGTCCTTTCCTAGCACCTCCTGCCGCGCGGACCAGAGCTGCTCGACCCGCCAGGCCGCAAAGCCTAACAGGCGGTAATGCGTGAAGAACTCCTGCCGGTAGTCCGGCGCCGCCGGCCGCGCGCTGTGCGGCGGCCCGTAGGGCACCAGCTGGTTTTCCTCATCCCGGGCATGATGGTAGAGATAAAGGGCCTGCGCGCGGGTCAGCGCGGCCACGGCGGCCAGCGGCACGCCGAACGGCTCGCCCAGCAGGGAGGCGATCAGGTCGGCCGTCCCGAGGGGCTCATCCCTGCTGTCGCCGCCCCCGCGGCGGGGGGCGCTCGTCCATTTGGGGGCGGCTGCCGCAGCTGGTTGATCAGCCCCACCAGCTCATTCCAGCGCGGCGGGTCGCGAAAGAGCCGTTCCAGGTCCGCGCGCGTGAAATCCGGGTTGAGGCATTTACCGGCCGCGTCATCCACCGTCAGGCACAACCAGACCCATTCCTTGGTGCCGGTCGACGAGGTCAGGGCCGCGTTATAGACGCGCCCGGCGTAATCGAATTCGTTGCAGGCCAGGTCGTCATTGAACTGCCGGACGTGCTCCGCATGGGCCGCCTCGTCGCCCTCGATCCGCAGGGCATGCAGGCCCTGATAGGTGCGGCGGCGCAGCTCGGCGGCCAGCAGGCCCTCGACCTTGAAGGTCGGGGGCGATACTTTCAGTTGCCGGCCTTGCCAGTCCCAGGGGGCCGGCAGGCCCAGCGCCAGCGCCGTCTCGCTCATGGCCTAGAAATCCCCCGGATACGTGAACCGCCCCCGCGACTGGCCCTGCAGCCGGCCGGCCTGGGGCGAGCGTAGGGCCAGGCCGCGCGAGCCGGGGCCGACGAGGAAAAAGGGAAACGTGTAGGGGTCGACGTCGAGGCCGTCCGCGTAAATTTGCAGGTTGATTTCCGTCCCCGGGCGCAAAGCAAAGGGCGCCTGATGGACGTTGACGTCCTTGTTGAATTGGAATTCCAGCGTGACCTCGGCCCGGATCAGGCCCATGGCCGCGTCCTCAAAGGTGTTGCCGGCGGCGTCCGTATCGGCCTCCGTATCGGTCACGTCGTGGACCTGGCCGACCCAGCGAATCTCCCCGCCGGTCACGGCGAAGGCCACGCCGTTCATGCGGATCTTCGCCATGTGGCCCAGCCGTACCAGCCGCCCGCCCGGCATGGGGATCCCCCTATTTCACGGCCGTACTATCCCAGCCCAGGAGCTTGATCCGGTTGGCATCCAGGGCCACGCCGACGATGATCACGTGCCACGTCGCCGCCAGGTCGGCGCTGGGGGCCAGCTTGCCCGGGTTGGCGCTGAGCACGACGATATCCCCGGCCACCAGACCGCCGCCGAGAATGAACTCCCCGGTCGTCGCCGTCTGGAAGGCAAAGGCCTGTCCCGGCCCAGCCGCGCCCAGTGTCAGGCCGTCGACCCGGGCCTTGGCCGCGACGTTGCTATCGCTGAGGAGATACTGATTGAGGGTGGCACTGCCACTGACGGTATCCTTGTAGACCGGCTGGCCGGCCGTCAGGGTCTCGCCGGCGATGCCCGTTTGCCGCTGGCCGCCGGTCCCGGGCTTGACGTTCGCGGCCGTGACGGCGTAATCCACCGCCAGGACGGCGGCCAGGACGACCAGCAGCAGCAGTAGCGCCCCAAGTATCATGCCGCCCTCGGCTCCCGCGCCGTGACCTTGACGATGAACCCGCCGACGAGGAGCTTGTAGGCCTTCTGCCCGGCCAGGACCTCGTCAATCTGCGGGCGCGGCTCCAGCTCGACGTTCCACACCTCGGGGACCTGTTCATTGAAACGGGCGATCTGGTCTTCCCGGAAAGCATCGATCCCGGCCTTGCGCCATTCGAGCCATTGCGGCTCCCGGTCTTCCTGCCGCGTGCTTTCCCGGTCCACCAGCCAGACAGCGAAGGCGAAGCGCGTGTCCCGTGACTCCGTATCCCCATCGCCCACATCCTCCGCCTGGCCCGCGCTGGTGATCAGGAAGCAGGGGTACGTGTCGTTCGTTTGGTCCGGGGCCAGTTGCGGGTACACGCGGTCCTCGATCCCGAGGAGGTTGAGTCCCTTGAGGGTGTTGACCAGGGCGTTTTTGACGCGCCAGGCCAGGGTGTCCGTCGCCGCCATGACGGCGCCCTCACAGGGGACGGGTGGCGATCAGCTGGGCGGCGAAGTCCGCGGTCCGTCGGTCGATCTCCGCCAGCACGTTCGGGGCCGCCTCCACGGTCGGCCGGGCCGGCAGGCGCCGCGTGCCCGTCTGGTGGAAACGGAAGTAGGTCACCTCGTTGCCCCAGTCCAGGCCCCAGGCCCCGGCCGGCCGGGCGAAGTACGACGCGGCCAGCGCCCCCGTCCGGATCAGCGGCCGGCCGCCGCGCTTCCGCCGGCGCGTCGACCGGGCCAGGGGAGCGAAAGGCGCCCCCGCAGGACTGCGGGCCGCCTCCAGCGCGCCGCGGCTGACGTCCAGCAGGTAGCGGGCCAGGTCCTCGCGCAGTGGCCGGAGCTGCTCCGCCGTCGGCGGCGCCGCCAGGCGGGCCAGGGCCGCGGGCAGCTGCTCGACCGTCACGACCTCGGTCATCCGCTCGCTCCCTTAAGGGGCCAGGCAGCGGCCCGGATCCGGCACGGCGGCTGCGACCGTGCCGTGACCGACGGCGCCGGTCGCCCCGGGCGTGCTAGGCACGATCAGGGTCCCGTTCTCAGCCACCAGGGCGGTCGCCGTCAAGAGCTGGTTGCGCCAGTCCAATTCCTTCATGACGGCGGTGTCGACGTCCGTATCGAACTCCCCTTGCACCAGAGCCCACCACAGGCCGATGGCCCTCTCGTAGTCCTTACGCGAGACCCAGGTATCGATCTGGGCGGTCGTGTAGCCGCGGCTGACGAGCGTATCGAGGATCCAGTGATAGGCCCAATCGCGGCCGGTCGCGGCCTGCCGCTGGTTGGCCGCGGACAGCTCCGCAGCCCCGCCGGCTTTCTGGATCAGGTCGGCCAGGGCCCCCTGGATCGTCGGGTCGTCGTTATAAGGGCCGGGCATGTCACTTCTTCTTTTTGCCGCCGGTCTTGGGCTTGCCGACGGATGTCTGGCACACGGCGTAGGGCGAGTACGCGCCGCCCTTCGCCTTGACCTGCTCGACGCATCGATCGAAACGTGCGCTCTTTTTGTTGCTCTTGGGCATCACAACGTCCTCTGCTTGAAGGGAAGAGAGCACGCCGCGGGCCCCGCTCAGCGGACTGGCGGCCGGGGACAGTCGCCCAGGCTCCCGGCCGCTCACCGCCGATCTACCTCTCTCCCGCGCCCCCATGGGTTGGCATCGCCGAGTGACCGGGCGCGAGGGCCACGGGGCCGCGGCGCTATTTCTTGGGGGGCGGCGGCGCGGCCTTGCCGGCGGCGGCGCCGCCTTGCTGCGCCTGCGCGCGGGCCATCTCGGCCGCTTCCTTCTCCAGGCCCTCGACCCGCTTTTGCAGGGCCGCGATCGCCGCGTCCTTTTCCTTCGTCAGCTCCTTGAAAGCCTCCGGGTCGACCGTCTCGACCGCGACGGGAGCGGCCCGGAGCCGCTCCTGCAAGTCCGCGGTCTGGCGCGTCAGTCTTTCGATCGTCGCCTCCCGGGCCGCTAACTCGGCCTGCGCCAGGGGCGACAGGGCCAGGGGCACGCCCGAGACGTCCACCTTCTCCAGGCCGGCCTCCTCGGCACTGGCCGGCCGGATGGCCTTGAGGCCGGCCAGACGGTCGTGCGCATCGCCCAGCGTGTCCTTGTTGATCACCTGGCCCTGCAGGAACGGCCCGGCGGGGTGACTGATCACGCTGTTGAGGACCACGACCCGCTCACCCTTCTTTTCGGCCATGGCGCCACCCTCAAATCCAGTACCTTCGTGTGTTTCTTGCCGTTACAGGATTTGCCAAGACACTGGATATTATCGATCCGGTTCGACCCGCCCGCGCTGAGGGGGATCACGTGATCCACGCACAGCTTGATTTCGGGTTCTCTCCGCCCGCACATCAGGCAGCGGAAATTGAACTTCGCCTTGCGTGCCTGCCATTCCGCCGCCGTGTAACATCTGCCCGCCGCCTGCAGCCGAACCCGCCTCTGATGATTCTGAGCGTTCACCTTGTCCTTGTTCGCCTTCTTCCAGGCGCTGTTATACGCGGCCCGGCGCTCCCTGTTCGCCTCGCGGTAGGCTGCTCTCTTCTCCTTGTTCGCGGCATCATACTTCCGGTACCCTTCTCGTATCCTCTCCAGATTCCGCAGCCGCGATTTTTTGCCTACCTCCAGGTGACGTTCCGGATCGGCTGCGTAATACTGCCGCCGCTTCTCACGACGGTATTTTCTCATCCCTTCCCCGCCCGCGTAATAATGAGCGAGCGTGTGGGCATTGTGGCAGTCCTTGCCATGGGCCATTCGCCGGCCCGTCCGCTGGACCTTCACAAAGAACGCTTCCGCCGGCTTCCTCTGATTGCACTTGCTACAGACCTTCACCTCGGATACGCTGGGCATGTCGATCCCTCTCTGTCAGGGGTTGACCATGCCCCCGGCTGTTTACGCCAGCGCGGGGGCAATCTTTTGTTCCTCCATTCTACCCTATCGGTCAGCCTCTTCCACGTTAGTTGCGCTACACGGTCATCGCTACAATCGCGCCGGGATAGTAAAGTGCACATCCACCATTATGGCCGCGGTGGATCACCAGCCGCCTCGGCACGTCGCCGACATCGGCCAGCGTGTCCTGGATCGTGGTATACGGTCCCGGCGCGAATCCGTCGTTGTTGACGTTGCGCGTGAACAGATACTCGCCGACGTTGGCATCGTTGGGCCGCTTGCCGACGAGGACGACGCGATTATTCGGCACGAACAGCTGAAAGGTCGCGGACTCGTCCAGATAGCCCTCGTCATAGACGGCGATTTGCGGCAGGTCCTCGGCCGCCAGGATGCGGTTGATCTGGTCGGGGCCCGTTACACTGCCGCCGAACTGATCGCGCTTGCCCCCCAGGTCGGCGCCATTGGTGTTCTTGAAAAGGGCATTGGCCGTGGACCTGTTCATATAGGCCGTGGCCTGCGCCCCGAAGGAGACGCCCTTGCCGCGGCTGAGCAACTGCGCCGCCCGGAAGTCCGCGATCGGCGTGGCGGTCGCCGCGGTCGCCCAGGTGACACTGGCCGTGCTCGTCTGCACGGGGTAGGTGTCCGAGTGGACCGGCGCCCCGGTCGGGCCGGCGACGGAGAAGGTGCCCGTGGCGAGCAACGTCCAGATGATCAGTTCAATCCGGTCCATCTCGCGCTCGAGCAGCTGCTCCTGGGCCTGCGTTACGAGGTCATCCAGGCCGATCGGCTCGGCGAAGGTGCCGGCCGCCCGCCGCGTCGTTAGCTCCTGCTCGTCGATCGTGACCTGCTCGCCGTAGATGCCCGGCGCCATGACGAACTGCTTGAGACCGACGCGCGATACCTTCGGCGGTTCACCGTTGAGGCCGCGGACCTGGGCCAGGCCCTTGTAGTTGTCGGCCTGCTCCCACTTGATCACCGGGGCGTCGCTGTTGCGCCGGGGGAAGAAGCTGAAAACGGCCCGGCCTGCCTCCAGGCGCGGCATCATCTCCTGCTCGATCAGTTCCAATTCGGCAGCGGTCGGGTAGGAATAAATCGCGATTTTCTCATCCCCTACGGCCCTTGTAATCGGCCGTTTCGAGGCTACACTGAAGCGGGCCGCGAGGCGGTTGCACCCGCGCTCACGGCCCTAACCACAACGCAACCCTGGTAAGAGGGCCCCATTATGGCTTCGGACCATTCTAACGAACCCCGTCCCTGTCAGCACTGCGGCAAAATCTTCCGACCGAAAAACAAATCACACCCCGGCAAGTACTGTTCTCCATCCTGTTACCATGCCAGTCGGGTCGCCCCCCCCGAAATCCGTCTCTGCCGCCGGTGCGGCGCCCCTTTTGAAGCCAGCCGTCGCAAACGCACTTACTGCTCTCAGCGTTGCCTCTATGCCTTCGGCCCGCCGATCCTATCCCGCCCCTGTCTCACCTGCGGCCGATCCTTCCGCCCGCTCCACCGAGCCTTCGCCGGAAAGTTCTGTTCTCACTCTTGCCGGGGTATCTTCTACACGACTCCACTCGAAGATCGTTTCTGGTCCAAGGTCCGCAAGGATGAGCAGTGTTGGATCTGGGTCGGCACCGTTGACCCCAAGGGGTACGGCAAAATCGGCCGCGGCGGCCACCGACAGAAACTCGTTTTCGCCCATCGCCTTTCCTGGGAGATCAACGTCGGGCCGATCCCTAAAGGCCTTATTGTCTGCCACCACTGTGACAACCCGCCGTGTGTCAACCCCGCTCACCTTTTCCTGGGCACTCAGGCCGAGAACATCGCCGACATGTCCCGCAAGGGCCGCGGCTGGTGGATGCGCTACGCCCGGCTAACCGATTCTCAAAACTCCATCCGTGACGCTTCCATTTAAAAGTTTCCAGGCCGAACTGTTGGTCATGGCAGTGGCGTCAAGCCCTGTAAGTTCAGCGGTACGAAACATTCCCGAGAAGTAGGCCGGCGCCGACAGCCCTGTCCATCCCTGGTCGTTGGCGATCGTGTGGACGCCGCTGGCATCCACGGAGACATCATACGTCAGGAGAGCTCTCGGCGTTTGGCTGCCGTCCACGGCGCCGCTGGTGTAGGCCTTGAAGGAGCCCGGCGTGGCCGTCAGCTCGCCCAGGACAGTCCCCTTGACCGTCGTCGTGCTGACCGGCAGCTTGACGTGATACTGGTAGGCCTCCTCCGGCGCATAAAACGGCGCCAGGGGCGCGTTCGTGAAGGTATTGGTCGGGGTCGCCGGCATGGCAGCTCCTAACTCTTCTTGCGCTCGTTGGCGAGGATGGACCGGCCCAGGGGCGTGTGACCGAGCAGCGCTTGCCGCCGCTCCGCGCTCAGGCCGGCCGAGCCGGCGCCGCCCTGCGGCACCCGTTCGGCGAAGCGGCGCGGCGCCCGCCGGCGGATCGACTCCAGCGCCGCCTCCAGATCCGTCGTCCGTAGGGTCTGGCCGCCCTCGCTGAAGGTGCGCACGGCCACGTCGTCCAGGCGCAGCAGCTTCTGCAGCTCGCACAGCACGCGCGGGTCGGACTCGTCGAGGTCGGCCGGCGTCAGACGGCCCTCCTTGACCATCAGTTCACAGAAGGCGCGGACCTTCCGGTCCTTGGCAGCGGCCTGCTCGGCCTCGGCCCGGCGGCGCTGGGCCAGGTCGGCCTGCTCGACCTGGCGGCGGAAGGCGCGCAGCTCCGGGGCCAGGGCGGCCCGCACCAGCCGGCGCACGTCCGCGAAAGCCTGCCCCGCGGGCGCGGCCCCAGGGCGGGCGCCGCTCACCACGGCGCCCGCCGGAGCACCGACAGCCGCGCCCGACCCGGAGCCCTGTCGGTCAGGCACGTCGCCCATCGCCTGCGCGCCGGAGCGGTAATTCTGCAAGAGGGCGGCCAGCTCCGCATCGGTCATCCCTTCGAGCGCGGCCGGGTCCTCGCCGTAAGTGTCCACCAGCTCGGCGATCATCTCTTCCCGTGACATTTCCTGCCCCCCCACGGCCGCCATCGGCGCGGCCCCGCCGGCCCCGCCGGCTGAGCCCGCGTCACTCTTCTGGCGCTGGCACTCGGTCAGCAGCGCGCCCAGCTGCTTGTCATCGAGCATCTTGATGAAGTCGTCGGAGTAGCCGAACCCCTTGGCCATCTCTTCCATCTGCTGGCGATCCATCACGGCTCCCTTGAAGTTCAAGGCCCGCGCGATCCGGCGCCCCCGGCCCTCTCGGTCCGCAAAGGTCGGGATGTCCTCCAGGCCCTTGACGCGCGGCACGTCGGCGCCCAGCACCGCAACGCGATAAAGGTACTGCCCATAGTGCCGGCCGGCCCGGTCGACGAAGTCCGGCCGGATTTCCGCCGAAACCTTCTTGTAGCGGCCCTCCTGGATCGCCCGCACCAGCTGCGGATGGACCTGACCCCAGTCCGTTTTGAGTACCCCGGCGGCCAGCCGGCCGGCCGTGACCCAGCCCAGGGCGGCGCTGCCGGCGTGCGTAACGACAACCGGAATCTTGTGCAGGGGCTGCGGCCCCGTGCTCAGCCGCCGCAGATTGGCCAGGATTTCCGCGAGGTCGCGGGCCGTGTAGGCCCATACCTCGCCGGCTCGGTCGCCCGGATAAGTGCCGACGGCGAAGGTCTCGACGTCATGCAATTCACCGGCGCCCATGCGGCCAGCCTAAGCGGGATCGGCAAGGGCCGTCAAGGTTGGACGGGCGCGTCGCGAATCAGGGGGCAGGTATCCAGCCGCAACGGCAATTGGGGTGATGAGGGAGCAGACCGCGCGCCTCGGCCAGGGAATAGACGGCCCCCTCCCGCGGCGCACATTGATCGCAGACCCTGGCATCTCCCGCGGTCTGCCACTGGACCTGACCGACGCCCTCGCCGTCGAAGGCGTCCAGCTGGCCGTCGGCATCGGCGTCGGCAAAAGCAGCGGCTCTAGCCAAAGGGGCCGCGGGAGGCGATGGCTCCGGTTGGCCTTCGCAGCGGGCGACGTAGGCGGCCAGGGAGCGCTGCGGGATGCGGATGGCGCTGCCGAAGCGCTTGTAGCGCAGGTCGCCGCCGTCCGTCAGGCCCTTGACCTTCGAGCGGCTGACGCGCAGCAGGCGGCAGACCTCGCGGACCGTCAGCAAGGGGCCCGTATCCAACTCCGGCGGCAGCGGCGGGGCGGCCGCGACCGGCGCCTCGCCAAACGGGGCCGGTGCGCCCTGAGCAGGCGCACCCCCCGTCGGGACAAGGGTATTCGATGCTCCCAGCGCGTCCTTGGGATCCCGGGGCGGCGTGCGGTTGTAGCGCGCGTAAGCGTCCGCCCGGGAGATCGGCAGCCCCATCTTGACCAGCGCCGTATCGAGGTCCGCGCTGGGCTGCAGGTCCCTATCGTTGACGCCGCCGAGGTAGGCCTGCGGGGGTGTGCCGCCGGCCCAGTTCAGGCGGTGCCAGAAGGGAATGATCTGGTCGTTGGCCGTGTCGGCCATGGACTCGGCCAGCTGCCAGACGAACAGCTCGCTGGTGGACTTCTGCACCTGGCTGTTGCCGCGCGGATCCGTCGAGCCCTGGCCGGTCGTGATGTTTTGCAGGAAGGCGCCGGCGATGGCCGTGAAAATCGCGCGGTCGCAGGCCTCCAGGGCCCGCTCATAGGCGGCCTGGTTGCCGCCGAGAATCTCGACGGGTTGAATGTCCGAACCCTCCGGCAGGCTTACCCAGATCTGACTGCGGATGGCTTCCAGGGCGTTTTCGAGCTGCCCCTTGACGAGGAGATCATTGACCGGATAGGTACCCTTGAAAAAAGGTTGCCCGAACTTTTCCAGGCCCAGGACCCAGAGGTCCATGATGATCGCCTTGTTCCGGTAGGCGCGATAAGCGGCCCGGAAGTCGGAGATCGGCTGGCCGAACAGGGGCAGGAACTTGAACAGGATGAAACCGTCTTGAGGATCCCATTCCTCCAGGCTCCCCTGCGGGCCGGGGCCGATCAGGGCCTGGGCGTTGCCGAACTCGTCCTCCCGCACGCGCACGTCGGGTTTGGCCTTGACCTCGGCCAGACAGCGCTTGCCGGCCCAGGGCGGCGTCGCTTCCGGCTCGGGCCGGGAGACCATCTCGCAGACGCTGTAGCCGCGGACCAGGCCGGGAAAGAGGATCGCCTCGGCCAGGCCGCGCGTGCCGCCCTGGCAGCGCTGCAGGTTGTACAGGTGGAAGTCGGCCAGCTTCTGAGACAGCGGGTCATCCGGGAGGGCCGGCGTCATCCCCCAGTCGAGGCTCGATACGGAAAAGAGCTTTGTGAGGAACGCCGCCTTCACGGCGTCGTCAGCGAGCATGCGCTCAAGGACGGCGAAGCGGGCGACGTCGCTCGTGAGGTCCTCCCAGCGTGGCAGGTCGCAGCGGCCCCGGCCGCGCAGGTCGCGCAGATAATGCGGCCCCGCTGGGTACAGCGCGATACGCTCAGGAAAGGGGCGCGCCACGACCGGCCGGGAGCCCGGCAAGGCCGGCGGGGCCCCGCCGGGGGCCGGGTGCGTGGCGCCGATGCGACCGTAGACGTAGGGCATGACTTACCCCTTGACTTGCCAGGGCTGATAGCCCCCGATCAGCACTTCCCCGGCCAGGCACAGGCCCAGGCCGGCCAGTCGGGTCCGGATGGAGCTCAGTTTCGTCATGCCGCAACCCTGGATACTGAGAAGGTCATCCGCCGATCGGAGACAAAGGAGTTCCAGCGTTCGTACCGATCCCTGGCCGCATCGCCCCTCGTGCCCCTCGCCGAACGGGCAAAACCCGGCTCGGCACAGGATTCGCTTGACGCTTGGCTGGGCGCTACCGAATACCTCCGCGACGGTCAGGCCCCGGTTCGGATTCGGCCCGCCGTCCGCCCCAAGCAGGCCGCGGCCGATCAGCCAGTCCCCGACATGCTCTAGCGCTCCGGCCGCCTCGCCGACGCTCAGCAGCCGGAAGGCTTCCCGTAGCGCCTCGACCGCGTCCGCGTAGGTCCCCGGCGGGAAGGTAGGCACGGGCATGGTTCCCCCTCAGACTACCCCCGGACCCACGGAACGGATTTCCTTGGCCGCCAGCCGTCTGAGAATCTCGTCCACCCGCTCGCCCCGTCGGGCCAGAAGCCAGGGGCGGATATGCTCCAGAAAGGGCCGCAGGTGCTGCCAGCGGCTCACTTGCCAAACCCAGAGGGGTTTGTGCCGGGGATTGGGTCGTGGATAAGGACCGTTAACGCGGCCAATCCCAAGAAAGGCTGCGACTCGCCGAACCACGTCCTCGTCCGTATTGTCAAGTCGGGCGTGCCCGCGCAAGGAAAAACAGCCGTCGGCTTCCATCAGGCCCGCGACCCAGGCCATGATCTCCGCAGTCCATCCGGACGTATCCAAGGGTGGCCGCGGCGGACCCTGCGGCCTGTGCGCCGCCCGATAGGCCCGTTGATACGCCGCGCCATAAGTCTGATAATAATGCCGAGGGCAAAGCCCCCTGACGGACTTGAACTCGCCGCATCCCTCGACGGAACAGAACCTCGATAGACCTTTTCGCCGACCCATGGCCGCCTCTTTTTTAGTGGACAGGAATTCACGGTTTCTAGTCAAGGACGTTTATAGTATAGGATACGAAATCGTATATTTGTACACCTTCCTTTAGTATACACGAATTCACGTTTTCTGGTCCCTTATTACATACGTGCATGACACGAAATCGTATATTTGTACACCGCCCCGCACCCGCTCAGGTGTACAGCATCCCGCAGCAGGAAGATAAGGGCGGTCACTTCTCGTCATCCAGTTCGCGCAGCCTCTTTTCAAGGCGATCCTGAAGGTCCGCGAGGAGGACTCGCAGGACGAGCGAGAGCAGGTTGCACATCGCCGCCAGGCGCTCGTCGCCTTCCCTTTCAAACTCCGCGGCCCACCGGGAGAACTTTTCCCCCGTCCATGATTTCCTCTCCAAGCCTGTCACCGCGCCACGAGCGCGGCGCCGTCTTTCTGTCGGCATATCGTCTCTTCCCCTTAAGGCTGGCCGTAGGGCAGGGCCCCGCCGGCGCGGGCCCGGTCCAGGACGTTGCGGCCCCGCCCGCCGCCGGGCGGCACGGGCAGGGGCGGGTTGGCCTTGCGGCGGCCGACGTTGGCCAGGGCGAAGGCGTCAGCCCGGTCATCGCGGCCCCCCGGCGGCGCCGCCAGCGTCGCGCCGTCCAGGGCCGCCAGCTGGGCGAACGTCGCCAGGGAATGGATCACCACTTCCCCATTGCGCACGGCCTCGGCGCAGGCATCGTAGAGCGCCACGTTGCCCAGGCTCGAGGACAGCCAGCCCGGCCTGCCGTCCCGGCCCTCGAGCAGCCGGACCCGGCCCTTGAGGGCCAGCAGGACCGCGAACCCATGATTATTCCTCTCGATAAGGGCCGGCGCCCGATTGTACCAGAGGCACAGGGCCGCCGCGTAATCCGCGAGGACCTCCGGCGGCACCTTGCCGGCCAGGGCGGCACATTCCTCGCCCGTGCGCACGTCCAGCACGCACAGCGCCGAATCGTCCGACGTCGGGTTCCCCTCTGCAGGATCGGCCCCAAGGATATAGCGGCCGCCGGCTTTCGGGGGCGCATAGACCTCCAGCAGCGGCAAGGCCGGGGCATCGGGGATGCCTGGGATCGGCAGCCGGGGAGAAGAGCACGCCTCGAGCCAGGCAGCCGGGATCCGCTTAGCAAGGGTCCGCGGGCTGAGCGCCTCCGCCTCGCTCGCCGGGTACTGCTCGTGGAGGTCATCGAGGCTACCGGTCCGGCTGAGCACGTCCCGACGCTGCGCCTCATACCAATCTGGGTCGCGCCGCGGGTCGGCCTGCCAGGGGGCAAAGATCGGATGCCAATCATTCTCCCCGGCACGGGCTGCGCGGTACACGCGCTTGAAGGGCGACTCCGGCCGGCTCTTATCAGGGCGGCTCAGCAGGATCATCCGGCCGCCGCCGTCGATGGTCGGCTTGACGGCCCGCATCAGCGCCGCCTGATCCCCATCCGGCAGGAGGTCTGCCTCATCGACGATGGCGAGGGTCGCGCTGTAACTGTCGCCTGCGGTCGTCGGGAAGGCCAAAGCACGGCTGCCGCTGGGCAGCTGCCAGGCATGGGCGCTGTCCGGCTCAGCCTCGGAGGCCTGCAACCACGACGGCAAGCGGTCATGCATGGCCCGTAGTCGATCGAGCAGGTCACGGGCCTCCGTCTCGCGGCGGGAGAAGAGGAGGACCGTAGCAACCGGGTGTAGGAGCAGGTGCCAAAGACCGAAGGCCAGCAGCAGATAAGTAAATCCGAGCTGGCGGGCCTTGAGCAAGACGACGAGCCGATGGGCCTGCAGGCGCGCCGCGGCATCGTGCTGGGCTGGCCACAGTCGGAATGAGCCCCAATCGGCCGCGTCGCCCGCGCCGACGAGGATCGACGTGTGGCCGGCGAAGCGGGGGAATTCATTCCGGCAGCGGCGCAGCTCGGCCAGGACGGCCGTTGCCTGTTTGCGGGTCCGGCACTCGATCACGGTCGGCCCTCTGCAGCTCGCGGACGGCATGCTCCAGGGTGAAGCGCAAGGGCGCGTCCGGGTCGCCCTGCAGTTGCACCTTCTTGCCGAACTCGGCGCCGTACTTGCGCTCGAGGAACCAGGCCGACGCCTGCCAGCGCTCCTCGGCGGCCTCGACGCGGCGCAGGTGACGACGTTTGCCCAGGGCGGCGGCGTTTTTAACCCCCCTGCCGAATTCCTCGTCGTCGGCCTTGGCCCGGCGGAAGGCGGCGAAGGAGACACCTGCGACCAGCAAGGCCTCGGCCTGGGACATGCCCAACCTCAGCGCCTCGACAATCTCGGCCTTGATCTCAGCCGTAACGGTCGGTTTGGGACCAGGTTTGTTCACAGGTCCCCCCTCTTCGGGCGGGCGCCGCCGGGCGCGGTCCAACCGGGGCGATCCTCGTTGAGGCCGGCCAGGCAGCCGAGGTAGGGATAGCAAGCGCGGAGAGCCGGTTTCGCGTAACAGCGGCGGCACAGGCCGCGGCGGGGCCGGCTGCGCACGGGCCGGCGGCAGGCCAGGCAGAGCGTGCCGGGCGGCGTCGCCGGCCGGCGGTAGGGGCGGGGCGAGGAAGTCCGTTCCGTCGTGTACACGCTTGACCCCCCTTGGGCGCGGTTGGTAGAATGCCGGCTGCCTCTTCTCGGCGGCGGGGGCGATCCTGGCAGGGACGCGCCCCCGCCCGCTTTTTCCCCTCCCCTTGTGATTTTATCCGCCGCGCGCGGGCCGCTGCATCCGGAGCAGCAGAACCGCCAGGCCACCATCGCGCTCGACGGAAAGCGTGTCCGCCTCCAGGCCGCCGGCGGCCAGCTGGCGGGCGCGGGCGCAGGCCGCCCGGCGGGTGCCGCGCGACTCGACGACCCAGGCCCGGCCGAGCCGGCGGGCGATGACATGCCAGGCCCAGGGTCCGCGCGCGCCGCCGCCGGTATGCCGGCCCCCGGGCGGGTCCGCAGCGGCCGCGGCGGCGCTGGGCCGCCGCCAGCGGGCCAGGGGGGCCAACAGGTCCCGGGACACACTCTGGCGCGGTCGGCCCATCCTCCCCTCGCCATGGCGATCTCGTCAGTCCTTGCCCAGCACGCGATCCAGCGCCCAGCAGCCGCGGATGTGCTAAACGCCAACCGAGACGATCTCGCCTAATTCCTGCATTTTCTTAACCAACAGGCTGATGAGCCCGTTCACGTCAGCCGGCGCCAGGCCGATCCATTCCACCGGCTTCCCAAAGTCGATAACGACAACCCGCCGCTCTTTATCCGCGCGGATGGCAAGGGCGAGCGACCCCTCGTCGGCGCCGCCCAGGCGCCCGTGCGTGTACTCCCGCTTCGCGCGCCTCTCGATCTGATCGAGAAACCGCTTCGTCAGTTCGTCGTCGCCGTGATGACTGGCAGCCCTAATCATTCCTTTCCTAGTAGTAAATCCAAAGCCCAGCAGCCGCGGACGTGCGGCCCCTCACTCAATCGCCGCGCTCCCACTGGCAGCCGCCCTCATGCCCGTGTGGCAGGGCGCAGCGTTCGCCGCGGGGGAATTGCGAGCAGCGATCCGGCTCCAGGCGGTAATGAGCGAGAAGCGCGCGCAGTCGTGCGATCTCGGCTCGCAGGACGGCTTCC